GAAGCAGAGACATGTACCCGGCTCCTGCGGCCAGCTTGCCCCATGTGTTGGTGCCCGAGCCGTACAGCAGATCGCCTGTTGCGACTGTAGTTGTGCCTGTGCCGCCGTTGGTGGCCGCGACCGCACCGCTCAAAGAGATGGTCTGGCCGGAGACGTTAACCGGCGCTGTACCTGTGTAAATAGGCACTTGGCTAAACTCGTTGAACGTAATAGCCGTCGTGCCAAACACGATGGCGCTGGTGTTTGTACAGATAAACGCAAAGAAACCTTGCGTGGTACCGCTGGTCACGAAGAAATAATCACCGCCACCCAATGAGTTTGGATCACCTTCAGAGGATGTGTTGGCATCAGAGGAGCGAGTCAGCACCCAGTTTGTGGAGCCGCTACCCACAGTCGTAACGACATAAACGCCGTTTTGAAGCCCGGTGGTCTGCTGCCAAACCAACACGCGGTCATTGGTGGCCAAAGCCACACCATCAACGGACAGAGCTGCCTGAGCGCCGGAGTTGGTCAGCGTAGCACCAACACCAGAAGTGCCGTTGTTGTAGGTGGCGGTCAAGTTCCCGGTTGTAGCAACAAGCACGGGCTCATGGACGTGGAAACCGTTTGATGTGGCGTTGTCAACATACTGCTTGGTGGCAGCTTGCAAAGCCAGTGTTGGGTCTGCATCCAACAAAACCGTGGATTGAAACTCAGCGGCCCCAGTGATGACGGCTGCACCCGCCACGGACAAGCCGTTGGCCAGCTCCACGTCTTGGTCTGCGCCTTTGATGCGAATAGCTTCGTTGGTTGTATCCACGCCGCCAGCAAACAGAACAACATCTTTGTTGGCTGTCTGGTTGCCGATGAAAAAATCATCGCCGTCGTGGAACACGTAGCCCGAACCGGGTGTAAACAGCGGGTAATCTACCGACGAGTAATTTGAGCTGTTGATGCCCATGTCGGTGAAGTGCGTGAAACCGTCCGTCGTAGCGTCGTTGTACACCACGAAGTCGGCAGAAGCCGAGGAGCCGTCGCTCTGGTTCAAGTTGTACACCTGACCAAACGAATCCACGTTGCCAACGAACTTGCCCAGCTCCGCTTCCAGAGAGGGGTTTGTAACAACGTTTTCGCCAAGAACCGTGATGGGGCCGCCGTCAATCAGTGTCTGGCCATCAGGCTCTTCATAAATCGCACGCTCGGCGGGGTATGTGACAAACACATCCTTGGTACCTGCGGAGAAGTTGACCAAGTTGCCAGCGTTGCTGGATTCAAAAACGGTGGTACGCGACAGAGTGAACGTGCCTGCTGTGTCAGTCACGGTGCCAACGCCGACCTCCCATTCGTCGCCAGACTGGGCGGCAATGGTGTAATAAGTTTGATTGCCGTTGCCAATTGCAGCAAATGTCTGGAAGCCTGTTGCAGCAGAACCCAGCGTTGCTGTGCCTGTGCCAGTAACCCCTGACGAAACTTTGACTCGATCTTTTAAAACGATGGCCATAAAAACCTCTTACGCTTGTGTTCTTACCGGCGTCCAAACAACCGGCTGAACATTGTTGATTGTGCCCCAGTTTGCAGACTGCGCATCGTTAATAATCTTCCACAAATAGTCCGCCATATCGGCGTCTGTAATCGTGGCTGAACCTGTGAACGACGCGACCATAACAGCCAACGCCCTGACCGCATCATCTCCCTCCGCAGTGTCTGAAACGTTTGCGTTAAATTCGGAAGCCTCAACCAGTACAGAATCTGTTCCAGCTGCAACATCTGATACGTTGGCCAGAAAAGCGGCTATCGCCGCCGCAGAGTCCGCGCCTTCAGCGGCGCCAGAAAGGTTGGCCAAGAAAGCCGCGACCGCGCTTGCAGCGTCTGTTCCAGTTGCAGCTCCGGGTATGTTGGCGGTGAAGGTTGAAGCCTCTACGTGCGTTAAATCCGAGCCTGTAGCAGCCGCAATAAAGCTGGTGGAGAAAGTTGCAAACGCCTGAAGCGCGGTATCAGCCACTGCCGCAGCATCGCTAAACTCGGCGTCGTAGGCAATTCCTCCGGTACCAGCCGCCCCCAATGGGGCCGCAGCGAGTGGCGCGAACCCAAGCATTGGGGTGTTCCTTTAAGCTGCTGCGAGGCTGAAGGTGTACGACACGTTCAGTGTGTCACCACTAACCACGACGCGATCGCCGGGGGAATCAAAGTCTGCTTCAGAGAACAAGATTCCCGAAGTGCCGCTGGCCACGGTGCAGATGAAAGCGCCTGCTACAGTCGCGGAGCCGGTAATAGCAAACGACGACGGGGAGCCAGTGCTGTCAATAACCGAAGGCGATGCAGTTGTAGGAGTGCCAAAGGTCACTGCCTTACGCGAACCAGAGTAATCTGTGAACTCGGTCCAGCCAGCATGCGAAGCCAAAGTGTCGGCAGCGGCAAAACTAGTGGCGGAAGCGGGTCCGGTAATCAAACCAAGGTAGAACGCAGCGGTGTAGCTGGAACCCTTGAAATATTTGTTGTTCATGTCCTGCAGACCGGTGTTCACAACAAGGTTGTGCATCTTGCTGGACCACTTCAAGTTGCCATCTTTGTCGAGGCACTCAACGTGGTAAACACCGCCACCTTTGGCAGCTTCGCCAAACCCATTTTTAGCAACCATGCCAGCGGAAACGCTGTCTGCAGATTTTGCTTTTTCGATAGCCATGAGAAACCCCTTTAGGAAATACGGATGATTGCGGCAGTGCTGGTAACAGCAGGAAACTGCACGGTGAATGTGGTGGTCGAGGTTTTGTCCGCCCCAAAATCTAACACACAAACAGACGGGTTACCACTACCCACTTGGTAGATCAGCGCACCACGTGCGGTAAGAGCTGAAGTCCAAGTCACGTTGCTGAACGACAAATACGCCGTGGCGTTACCTGTCTGGTTGCCAATAGTCGGAACTTGCGATATGGTCAACGCTTGGCCTCCGGCTGTGTAGCCAGAAGCCACCACTTCACCAGTCATGCCGGTGGTGTAAGCGGTTGTGTCTGGACCAATCGAAGCTGCGCCAGTGAACAACGCAATCTTGAAAGAGCCTGCGGCCAAGTCGAATGTGCCATCAAGCAGTCCGACTTTGAACGTGTTGGTTGCACCTTGAGCGATTGTCATTGGACAGCCTGTCTGTATTGGCCAGAACGATACGCATCCTGACGCTCCATACCATCGCCCAGACGTTTAGCCAAGCCCAATGCTTCAGTGTACTTAGTGTTGTACAACTGAATCATGTCGGCCTCACCCTTCATGAAAGTGATGGCTTCCACCAATGCGCCATACAACAGAACTGAGTCAAAGTTGTCGCCCAGCCAAGTCTGGCCGGAAGCAGCTACGCTGATCGACTCAGGATAGTAGTAATAGTGCAGCTCTACCGAATAAACGGCATCGGGTGTCGGACCAAGAATCAACGACAACTCGTTTGTGATGATCGGAGTGGCATCGTTGGTCGTAGAAGGGCCAAACAAAGCGTAGTACCTTGGAATCCCAGTGCTCGTTGGGGTGGGGTACGCTTGACGGATGAAGTTGACATCTTTGTTCAACAAATACTCATATGCACCCGTACCGTCAATGACCGCCAACGAATACACCGCCAAGAAGTCGCTCGGAGCGGACAGATACTTGTTGTTCGTCGTGGTCACGCCTGTGACGTTCTTACGCAACGAAGGGAACTGCACCGTGTTGTAGATGCGCTGCTCCGCCTGCGTGACAAACACCGGGATGTTGTCAATGAAGTCTTGGTCGAAGTTCTGCGTGTAATCGCAGATAGCAGCGGTCAACTGGGTGTAGTTCATGTGCGTATCAGGCCATCGGGCCGCGAGCCATCAAGCCTTTTGTAGCCGCGCCGGTACCACGGATTTTAATGCCCGTAGTCTTGACGTCGTCGGCAGCAGGATCACCGCCACTCACGCGCATTGCTACGGTGCGTGGGCTGATCTGTTTGGCGGACAAAGTGTTGGGGTCTTGCACCTTCTTAGCGCCAGTACCAGCCTTGCCGTCCATCGTGTGGGGTTTGGCGTAGACGCTGGCAGGACCAACTTCTTTGCCCATCATTTTTTGACTGAATTTAGCCATGATTAGCCTCGTTTCTGGTTAGCAACTTTGGCCATACCACGGCCCATGCTCATCATGTCAGCGTTGGTTTTACCACCGCCAGCAGTGCCTTTACTGCTCTTACCTTTTTGAGCCGCCACCGTAGGGCCGCTATCGCCAAGGTTTCTGCCCTTGGTTTTGCCTTTGGTGTTGATGCCCTGAGCGCCTGATTTGAAAGACATGTTCGACTCCTTACGTCGTTGATATGGTGACTGTACCAATTTCCACGGCTAAAGCCAAGTAGTTTGGCGTTAATCCAGTGTCGTTTAGGCTCGCGCCGCCAACAGGATTCCAGCCCCATTGTATGTTTCTACTGCCCTCGCCTTGGAACCCTTGCTCCTGCGTGCTCGTAGTATTGCCCGTGCGAATCTGCAAACCGGTCGTACCAGATGCAACATAGCTGCGATCAGGGCGTGGATTGCGCAAGCCTTGCGGGTCGTCAACTGGGTACATGCCCAACTGCAACTGCGGCTGATCTGGGTCCCAGCACTCTGGGCAAACCAAAAGCTCGTAGTTCTTGGTCTTGATGATCTCGCGTTTGAGGACCTTCAACTTGAACCGCTGGTCGCAACGGTCGCATTGAGCAATCGCCCATTTGCCACTGGCGAACCGGTTACCCATTATGTGCCCCCGATGTACTGCTGACGCGGCACGAAGCGAATCGCGGCCTTCTCATGATCTTCGTAAGCGGCCAATTCCCAAGCCTCGTCGTACTGCTGTTTCAGCAACATGATGCGCTCTGCGCCCTCGGGGATTTTGCCAGC